TAAATGAATCTCTGATGTTTCCTCCTGGTGCATCCACATCTCTAAATTCTCCTGGCTGAATGCTTTGAGCGTCGTCTCTTATTCTAATACCTCGTTGTTTAAATCCTGCAGGTAAATTTGATAGTGTCCCTGCGTCTAGTAGTTGTCGTAATGCAGAAGTAGCTGTTCTAGATAATCCACCAATCATGTGGATCAAACCAAAACCATAAAATCCTAATCCTGGTAAAAATTTAAAATGTACAAAGTAATCTATTTTATTTCTTAATGAATCACCTATTTCATAATTTCTTCTTATAGATAAAACTTCTCTAGAGTTTTCTTCAAGAGTAACCACATAAGGAAGTTTAATTCCTGTTGGTTCACCATCTTGTCCCATGTCTTCAAAACCCTCTAAATCAAGATTAACATGGCACTCTAATAAATTAAAAACATCTTCATCTCTTCCTTTAGTTTCTCCCTGAAGTTCACGTTCTTTTTTTTCAACTTCAGTTTCGTTTACAGGTCCTGGTTTTAAATCTATGTCTCTATAAAAACCAGCTACTTGTTGTTTTCTTAATTCGTTTTCAGATATTTGTACGCGATGAATGATAGATTCCGCATCATCTAATGAGGTAGCTGTATACGGAACGATCAAATCATCAGCGGGTACAAATTTAGAGCAAGCCATTTGGGCTGCCTCATCGTAGTAAACTTTTTTAAAAGCAGATCCTGCTAATGGTAAATGAAACAGTAAAGAATCAAAATCAGGTTCATAGTCTGTCATTTTTTCCATGATTTGATAATTCATAAAATCTTTTACTCTTTGTGATTGTTGTTCTTTTGCCGGTGTTGGCATTCCTAAAATCTGTGTTCTAACTGGTCCATTTGCTGGTAATAATTCTTTGTAAGCTAACGCTTGAAACTGTGTAACAGCTTCAGCTAATACAGGGTGAGTCGCTCCGCTTGCACCTTGAAATGGTTCTGTTCTATTATCGTATTTAAATCCTAAAAGATCTAAACCCTCTCTGTAACCTCTTTCCCAATCTTTTCTAGAATTTTTATAGTCTTGATAATTTTGATACAAAGAAGTTCCAAGTCTTCCAAGAATATCATCAGGTAAATGTTCTGCTAAATTATCGTAGTGATTTTCTCCACCCTCAACAGATCCAATAGATGGATCATAGTTTATGTCAACTGATCCGTCTTCGTTTTCTGTAACCTCTACAGGATTACCTCTTTCATCAACCTTTTGTTGCTCTTGTTCTTGAGCAACTTCAACTTCTTCAGGTGATGGTACTTTTATCTCTTGCTCTACGTTTGGAAGAGACTTGTCTATGTCTGCCATTTATTTTCTCCAATTTTACAGGTTTAACAGTATTATAATTAATAAGCAAGCCCTGAGGCTGTGGCCCTCTTTTAGGGGGTATAGTTTTAGTTAGTTTCATCTGGTTTATCCATATCTCTTATCATTCCACTGAATTCTTCATCTAACGGCTCCTCATCAACAAACTTGCCCTCCTCAAGAAATTCACCTGTTTCTTCATCAAAATAATCACGTGTTGTTCTTTTGCCTTTACCTGTAAAGGTATCTACTTCAGTGGTTATTCTAAATCTACCTCTTGAAAAAGGGTTATCTGGTCCTAGTAAAATCATGCTTGGATCCTCTGGGTTAGGCATAGGGAATAAATCATCAGACAGCTTTTTAAAATCTATATCAGATGGTAGTGTTTCAACCAAAGCTTTTGTTCTATCATTAGCTGTTTTAAAGTTAAATTGTTTAGTATCGTTTGCAATATCATTTAAAATTGATTGATATTCTTCTGGCATAAGTTTTTTAAGCTCCTCTATATCCTCTAGCGCTGTAATTAATTTATTTTTATCTGGCACGTTTTTATAAGGCGTTAGTATGTTCTCTATACCTTTTTGTTCGCCAAACATTCTAACATCGTTGTAATTACTAAACGTTGACTGCTTAAGATTATTTAATCTATCTTTAATCATAAACATTAGTTTTAAAGGAAAAGGTCCTGTGCCTGATGCAAATCCAAGTCTAGTTGCCATAATTCCACCTTTGGCTGCTCCCACTGCACCTTGCTCATATATGTCATCAAGCTCTGGCTCAGATATATCAAAAGATGGTGTTATTTGATCTGTGTAACTGTCCGTCGCTCCTGGAGTTTCTGTAGATGCAGCTAAAATTTGCGCTGTTTTATCTTCAATAAAATCTGGATCCTTCGCCATACGATTTCCAAAAATTAATCCCTGGATACCTTTTAAATTTTCTAATCTTTTTTCTGCTTCTTCTCTTGCAAGACGCTTTATAAGATTTTCAGTTTCTAAATCAAAAACGTTTGGTGCTTTTGTTTCTAAATCTTTAAATCTTTCACCAACCTCAATTGCTTTTTTAGCTAAATCAGTTCTAGTAAAACCTGCTTCATTTAAAGAAATATCATCTAACTTATCCAGTCCACTAAACTGTTGTACTTCTTTTAAAAGTTGATTACGTTCTTTTTGAAAATCAATTCGAGCTTGAACCCTAGCTCTTTCATCATCTGTCTTAGCTAACTTTAAAAGATCCTCGTTAAGACTTCCTAAATTAACACCAGGTAACGCATCAATTCCTCTTCCTATAAATGTATCTCTAGCCGCTTGACCAAAAGTTTTTCCCTCTGACATTCCAGTAATGATTGGATCAGCTTCTAATAAAGCACCTAATGCAAGACCAGTTCCCCCTTTACCAACAGAGAGAGCGAGATCTGCAGCACCAGCAGCTCCTCTTGCTGCTATTTTAGCTCCAGGTTTTATAAATTCTTCAAAACCAGCTTTAACTAAAAGTTCAGGGTCAACACCTGAACCAACTCTTGATGAGAGTTCTTGAAAAGCTGATAGTTTTTTTGCAGCAGGAATTTCTGTTTTTCCAAGCACTGCTTTTTTTGCAATTTGAATAGGTGTGTCTAATTTTCTATTTCTTACCAAAATGTCTTCAGCTAATTTTAATTCATCTTTTGCTAAAGTGTCTATATCTTTTGTAAAATCATAACCTATTTTTTTAATATAACTCTTCGCCTTTTCAGGAGTATAGTCTTCTGTTTTTAACAAACCTAATTTTGCTTGTCCTTCTATTTCTTTTATAAGTCCTGCCGCCGCATTGATTCTTCTTGGTAATACTCTTAAATCAGAAAAAGGTTCTGTTTCTACACCTTTAAAATGATCAATCTCATAAGAGGATCTTCCTTTTCCATATCCCGCTCCTTTTCCATAAGCATCTTCCATTACGTTTTTAAGTGTAGTTTCTTCTTTGGTAACAGGATGTATTGTTTTTTTAGATAATAATTTATTTAAATCATCAAATGACTTGTATACCTCTTTGAACGCAGGTATCTTTTTACCTTCTTTTAAAAGTTGTTTATAATTATATTTTTTATTTTTATAAATAAACTCTGAATCAAAATCTGTAATACGATTACCTTTTGCATCTAAGTCACCTGGTTTTTTAACAAACTTAATTTTATCTCCGCCTTTTTCAACGTGTCTTTTAGCAGATTGAATAATAAATTTTTCTGGAGAGGTGAACGTCATAGCGGGAACTCTTTCTTTCACTTGCCCTGTTATTTTTCCTACTTCACCTAAGGTCATGCCTTGTGCTTTTTTTTGAAATCCTGCTGATGCAATTTTATTTAAAATAGGTTTAAAAGCTTTATATTCAGGAAGGTTGTTTAGAAAGAAATTAGTACCAGCTCTATCTAAACCTGTTCGGTCAGCAATGGCTTTTGAGAAATCTTGAAGTTCTTTTATTGGTGTGTCTGGGTCATTAACAATAGAATTAAAAACTTTTTTTGTTTTGTCTCTTTGATTCTCTAATTTAGGAATATTAAATTTTTTAAGGTTTTGATAATAAAACGTATCTCTTGATTTAATTCCCGCCTTCTTTGCTAAATCTTGCATCGTTACAAATTTTTCACCATTGTTTGCTTCCTCCACTAATTCTTTTAATTTTGAAAATCTTTCATTTCTTTGTGTTGTTTCAGGAGTAGGTATTTTTTCATCTTTTAAAATTCTATAAAGTGTGGGTTTAGATATAGATAATCTTTTCATAATTTCTTTAGCTGGAATTTTTTCTTCAAGAAACATTTTTTTAATTTTTGCTACAATTTCTGGATTCTTTCTCAAAGATTCTCCAAATTGATTTGTACCTGTTCTAAATTCTTCTCTCCTAATAAAATCTACAGACTCATCCATCAACCCACCACCAATTTTTGTAAGAGTGTCTGATAGTCTTTGTTTTCTTATTCTTTCTCTTTCGTCAAATAATTCTACTGGCTTTGCTTCTGGTAAAATATCTTCTTCGATTGACTCAATGCTATAATCAAGTGCTGAGTCTGCTAAATCAAAATTAATGTTTGCAGTTTCAGGTTCTTTAAGTTTATTAATTAGTGCTTGTCTTTTAAGAAGTTCAGAGGCCATGTTAAACCCCCATCAAATACGATAATCCACCGTCTGCTTTGTCGTCTCTTTTAATTAAATCAAAACCATCAAATTCATCCATAAACTCTTTTGCTGCTTCCATTTCGTTTCCTGCTCCCTCTATAATATTATCAAGAGCTTCAAACTTAGTATCGTTTCTTTCATAATATTGATCATAAATTCTTAAAGGATCCATTTCTTCTTTGCCACCAGCCCTTAAGTCATCATAGTTTGATAAACTTTGCTTAATATCTTCTGGTAAATTAATTCTATCATCAGCTAACAAAACTCTTCTAACAACCGCTCTACGTTTACCCTCTGTCACAAGATCTGGACCTCTTGCGCCACGACCGAAACCAAAAAAGTTTTCCATCGCTTGTAGTGCTATACTTTCTGCCTCAGGGCTACCTGTTTCTGTTCTTTGTAATTTTTGTATAAATTTACCTTGTTCACTTTGTGGATCAACGCCTTCAGGTAAACCAAGTCTTTCTTTTAACGATGCTATGCCTTCTTCATCAACTTTAGTTTTAGTTTTTAAATCTATGACCTCTCCTGGTGTTTCTTCTTTAGCTTGCACAAACTCTGTAGATTCACCAGCTCTTTTGTTTCTAGCTTTTAGATAATTTTCTAAGTTTGCTTGGTAGTTTGCAACTTCTTGTGAGTTTCTGTTGCTTAACTGAAACGGAGCGTACTCCATTAATTGTGATTCTATGATGTCAAATGTTCTATCATTTTCAAAAGCTTCTAGGCTAAACTTGGCTTTTGTTGGTGCGTTTACATCAAACTTTTGTGGTTTGATTACGTTTGCTTTCGTGCCAACGATCTGGTTTACAAAATTTTTACCAAACGCTTTTTGCATTAACTCTAATAATATGAAGGGACCTTGCACTGCCATTAATAATAATTCCTTTTAGTTTTCATTATCTTTTCCTCTTTTTCATCGTCAGGATGTAATATGAAACCACCCTGTCTGAAACGCATGATGGCTTGAGTTGTCGAGTCAACCAAATCGTCATGCTCACCAAATGGAAAAGCCGCACATTCCTCGATCACTTCTTCAGCAAATTCCTGGTTCGGAGCCCATATCATACCAGATTCAAATAAAGGTGCAACCGAATTAACGCGTGTATGCTTATCATTACCTTTTGACGGAGAGAAGTTGACCACGGGTATTCCCATCTTTCTCAGCTCATCAGTCAAAGGTTGACCTGAGGCCTTTGATTCAATGATTACCGTATCGGGATCCCAATACTTCCATTGTTCAAAAGCTATCTGTTTTAACTCTGGAAAATCATATCTGCCTTTCTTAGCATCTAACAATATTAAACTCGCAGGGCTATCATCATTTAAATAAAACACACCCCATGTGGTGATCGCAGAATAGTCAGCTGTTTGTTTCTTACCAAACGCTGTATCGTAAGATTGTATGACATGCTTCAGTGCAGGTATCCAATCTTCTTCCCATGGCTGCCACCATTCTCTTTTGATGATTGCACCTTCTTCTGATGTGGGGTTCTGCATATACTGAGCATTCCATTTCTGTATACCCGTTGATGCTTTGACTGCTTCTAATTCTTCTAGCTTCCAATATTCTGGCCACAAAGGTTTACCGCTTGGCATGATGGCAGGAAACTCTATGATCTCCCACTGATCAGCTTTGGCTTCTCGCTGCGTGCCTAACAT